CTAATTCAGCAGGTACTTCAGCAATGGCTGACAATTATTATAAAATGGCAAATGGTGGATTATTGTATGTTGAAGATGAACAAGCCAGTAGTGTAGCAACTTGTTAAAAAAAAATCCCTATCTTTGTATAACGAATTAATAATTTAAATAAAATCAAATGGCAAAAAAATTAAGTAAAGAAGAATTAGCAAACGTACAAGAACTTCAACGAAAGTTTTTGGATGTAAAAATTGGATTAGCTGACTCATTAATTAGACAAAGAGAATTGTTTAAGAATTTAGACTCTGTACAGGGGGATTTTCAATCCGTGGAAGTAGAGTTAACTAAAGTTTATGGAGAAAACGCAGTAATTAACTTACAGACTGGTGATGTTACTGATCCTCCTAAAGAAGAAGCACCACTTAAAAAAGAAGAATAATGGCAAAAATTAGTAACACATCAGCATATCCTAATATTACTACTCTTGATAGTGCAGATTATTTAATTTTAACAGATGCAGAAAATCAGTTAAAAACAAAAAGCTGTACTTTAGGTGATTTACAAGAGTTGTTTGGAGTTGACACTTTAGTTACAAGCACAACAGTAAATAGTGCTTCCCTATTAACATTAAATACCACTCCCGCTGTTTTAGTCCCAGCGGTTGATGGATCAGTGTTAGACGTTATTAGTGTAATGTGTTATTTAGATGCAGGCTCACAAGTTTATGACTTCGCAGGTTCATTGTCATTAGATATTGGAGCTGTAAGTATTGGCTCAGTAGCAAATGGTTCAATAAATAAGGCTACTGATACAGTTATAAAAGCTGAAGTGCCTAATTCAAATTCTGAAGAAATAGCTCAGAAAACAGGATTAACAATAACTTGTTCAGCAGGGAATCCAACACAAGGTAATGGTGTTGTATATTTTAATGTATATTATAGAGTCTTAAAAGTAGACTCATCATTTTAATCAAATGGATATAAGAAAAATCTCGATTGGAGCAGACTATAAGTCTGGAGCTATGCACTATATAGTAGGGCAAGATGTATTAGGAGGCAAATATGCTATACATTTAATACAAGAAGATCCTAATGCTGATTCCTATAAAATATGGATTCAACAAGGCGAAGAGGTTTTATTATGGAAAGAATTTAAAGTTACTTTACCTATATCCTTAGAGTATAATATTAATTTTTAATGCAATCTCCTTATTCTTTTATTGTTAAACCTATTGACAACAAAAGGTATAACAACACTACTCAAATAGGTGGTATAGATTTTATCACCAGCACCTCTGAAGAAAACCATAAAGCATCCAATCGTTTTGCTGAAGTAATAGCTCTACCTCTTAATTATAAAGGAGAGGTAAGAGAAGGAGATATTTTAGTGGTTCATCATAATGTTTTTAAATTTTATAACGACATGTATGGACGCAGAAAAAGTGGTAAGAGTTTTTTTAGAGAAGATTTGTTTTTTATTGATCCAGATCAGTTTTATTTATATAAAAGAAATGGAGAATGGAGAGGGTATGACAAATATTGTTTTATTAAACCTATTCCTAAGAAAAAATCTTTTTTAGAAAAAGGAGGAAGCGTAGAGCCGTTGATGGGTGAAATAAAATATATAAATAAACAATTAGAAGAATTAGGATTAAAAATTGGAGATACTATTTCTTTTCAACCAGAATCAGAATATGAATTTATTATAGAAGATGAGGTTTTGTATCGTATGTTTACCAATAATATAACTTTAAAATTAGCAGATGGACACTAAAGAAATTAAATTAGAAATAATTAGAGCTGGAGAAAGAGCTGTTCGTCAACTTATTAAAGTCGCTAAAGAAGAAATAATAAAGCCTCAGAAAGATGATGAGTTAGCAGCGGATAGACTAAAGAATGCGGCAGCGACAAAAAAATTAGCCATCTTTGATGCTTTTGAAATATTAAAAAGAATTGAAGACGAGAAACAATTGTTAGAAGGAGGAAGTATAAATACAAACAAAACCCCTAAAGGCTTTGCTGAATCAAAATCTAAATAGCTTATACCAGATAAACAAGGTAATTATACCTAAGTCAGTTTTGCAAAAGAAAAATAAAGCAAAATCCTGGACTCCTGGTTATAATGAAAAATACAATCTAATTGTTATATCCCAAAACGGAACTATTGGGGATATTTATTCAGTAAATAATTTAAATATTGCAATCCCTTCTACCCCTAAATTATCTTCTAAATTAAAACCATCTAATCAATTCTGGAAACCTACTGAGTATCCTAAAGAATTAAAAAGAGTACAAAGTATTTTCCAGTGGCATGAAACCCCTCCCCAATTTAAAAATAAATGGGTGGATTATATAGAGGAAGAGTTTAACCGTAGAGAAAATGGGCACTGGTTTATGAATAACGGAGTTCCTACTTATATTACAGGAACACATTATATGTATTTACAATGGACTAAAATTGATGTAGGGCATCCAGATTTTAGAGAAGCTAATAGAATATTTTTTTTATTTTGGGAGGCTTGTAAAGTGGATAAAAGATGTTTTGGAATGTGTTATTTAAAAATAAGACGTTCAGGGTTTTCGTTTATGAGTTCGGCAGAAGGAGTTAATAAAGCTACTATAACCAAAGACTCACGAATAGGAATACTTTCTAAAACAGGTGCAGATGCAAAAAAAATGTTTACTGATAAAGTAGTGCCAATTTCTAATAATTATCCTTTCTTTTTTAAACCTATCCAAGACGGTATGGATAAGCCTAAAACTGAATTGGCTTTTAGAGTTCCTGCTTCTAAGATTACTAAAAAGAATATGTATGATATTGGAGATGAAGAACTTGAAGGGTTAGATACTACTATCGACTGGAAAAATACTTCTGATAACTCTTATGATGGAGAAAAACTTCAGTTGTTATTACATGATGAAAGTGGTAAATGGGAACGGCCAGAAAATATTTTAAATAATTGGCGTGTTACAAAAACTTGTTTACGTTTAGGTAGTAAGATTATTGGTAAATGTATGATGGGCTCTACATCTAATGCTTTGGATAAAGGAGGAAATAATTTTAAACAATTATTTTATGATTCAGATACTTCTAAAAGAAATCAAAATGGACAAACAAAAAGTGGGTTATATAATTTATTTGTTCCTATGGAATGGAATATGGAAGGATTTATTGATAGACATGGAATGCCTGTTTTAAGAGGAAATAATTTAGATATAGTAGGAATAGATGAAGAAATAATAAATATAGGGGCAATTAATTATTGGGAAAATGAAGTGGAATCGTTAGCTTCTGATCCAGATGCATTAAACGAATATTATCGTCAATTCCCTCGATCTGAGTCTCATGCGTTTAGAGATGAAAGTAAACAATCTCTTTTTAACCTTACTAAAATATATCAACAAATTGATTATAATGATAGTTTAATTATACAACAACATGTGTCTCAAGGCTCGTTTAGTTGGAAGGATGGAATCAAAGATACACAAGTGGTTTGGAATCCAAATACAAGAGGAAGATTTTTTGTATCTTACATCCCTGAATCTAATTTACAAAATAGAGTAATTGTAAAGAATGGAAAGAAATATCCAGGCAATGAACATTTAGGTTCATTTGGTTGTGACTCATATGATATTTCTGGTGTGGTAGTAGGAAGTGGTTCAAATGGTGCTTTACACGGTCTTTCAAAATTTAATATGGATAATTTTCCAAGCAATCAGTTTTTTTTAGAATATATAGCCAGACCACAAACGGCAGAAATATTTTTTGAAGAAGTATTAATGGCTTGTGTATTTTATGGGATGCCAATTTTAGTAGAAAACAATAAACCAAGATTGTTGTATCATTTTAAAAATAGAGGTTATAGAGGGTTTAGTTTGAATCGCCCCGATAAAACATTTACCAAATTATCTAAAACAGAAAGAGAATTAGGAGGTATACCTAACTCATCAGAAGATGTAAAACAAGCTCATGCTTCTGCAATAGAATCATACATAGAAAAACATATAGGATTAGATATGGAAGGGATGTATAGGCAACAAGATGACATGGGAATAATGCCATTTCAACGAACTTTAGAAGATTGGGCTAAATTTGATATTTCTAATAGAACCAAGTTTGATGCTGCAATTAGTTCAGGATTAGCAATAATGGCCACTCAAAAACATCTATATACACCGACTAAAGAAAAATCAAAAATAAGCATTAACTTTGCAAGATATAATAACAAGAACTCAGTTAGTCAACTACTTAATAGATGAAGGAAGTAAATATAAACATACAGAGTGCTGCCTTTCCAGATCAATTTGTCTCCGATTCTACAAAAGACACTATGGAATTTGGGCTGCAAGTTGGCCAAGCAATACAATATGAATGGTTTAGAAAAGATGGAGGCTCATGTAGGTTTTATAACCAATGGGCAGATTATAACCGTTTAAGATTATATGCTCGTGGAGAACAGTCAATAGCAAAATATAAAAATGAATTAGCTGTTGATGGAGATTTAAGTTATTTAAATTTAGACTGGACTCCCGTACCTATTATTCCTAAATTTATAGATATCGTTGTAAATGGAATGTCTGATAGATTATTTAAAGTAAATGCATATGCTCAAGATGTGTTGTCTGCTGAAAAAAGAAATCAGTTTCAAGAGATGGTAGAAGCAGATATGATTGCCAAACCTATTCTTCAACAGATGAATAAGGATTTTGGAATTGATACCTTTATGATTCCTGAAGAGCAACTTCCAGAAACCAGTGATGAGTTGGAATTGTTTATGAATATGAAATATAAACCTGCAGTAGAAATTGCAGAAGAAGAAGCTATAAATACTTTATTAGCTGAAAACCATTATCAAGATACACGAAAAAGAATTGATTATGATATTGCTACCCTTGGTATAGGTATTACAAAACATATGTTTTTACCAGGACAAGGTGTTACAATTGATTATGTAGATCCTGCAAACGTAGTGTATAGCTATACGGAAGATCCTTATTTTAAGGATACTTTTTATTGGGGAGAAATTAAGACTGTCCCTATAACTGAACTTCTTAAAATTGATCCAGATTTAACTAATGAAGATTTAGAAGAAATATCGAAATACAGTCAATCGTGGTATAATTATTATAATGGTTCTCAGTTTTATGAAAACAGTATGTTTCATAGAGATACTGCAACTCTTTTATATTTTAACTATAAATCTTCTCACTCTTTTGTGTATAAGAAAAAAACAATGCCTGATGGTAGTTTTAAAACTGTAGAAAAAGATGATCAGTTTAATCCTCCAGAACAAATGCAAGAAGAGGGTAAGTTTGAAAAAATAGAAAAAAGAATTGATGTATGGTATGATGGAATAATGGTAATGGGAACTAATATTATGTTGCAATGGAAAATGTCAGAAAATATGGTTCGCCCTAAATCTGCCAGTCAATATGCAATGCCAAACTATGTAGCTTGTGCTCCAAGAAACTATAAAGGAATGTTTGAGTCATTAACTCGAAGAATGATTCCTTTTGCTGATTTAATTCAAATCACCCATTTAAAAATCCAACAAGTTGTATCACGTGTTGTTCCTGATGGAGTCTTTATTGATGCTGATGGTTTAAATGAAGTAGATTTAGGAACAGGGAACGCATATAATCCTGAAGATGCTTTGCGTTTATATTTTCAAACTGGTAGTGTAGTAGGAAGAAGTTTTACTCAGGATGGAGAATATAATAATGCTAAAGTGCCAATAACACAACTGACTGCGAATAGTGGTGCAGGAAAATTACAAATGTTGATAGGAAACTATAATCATTATTTAGATATGATTAGGCAAGTGACCGGATTAAATGAAGCCAGGGATGGCTCATCTCCTGATCCTTATTCCTTAGTAGGGGTTCAGAAATTAGCCGCTTTAAACTCTAACGTGGCTACACGTCATATCTTAGATGCAAGTCTATATATTGCTCGAACTATTGCCGAATGCTTATCTATTAGAACTGCCGATATTTTAGAATATGCAGATTTTAGAGATGAATTTGCAATGCAGATAGGAAAATATAATTTAAAAATATTAGAAGATATTAAGAATCTGTATATGTATGATTTCGGCATATTTATAGAAATGTCTCCAGATGAAGAAGAAAAACAAATGTTAGAACAAAACATACAAATGGCTTTATCTCAACAAGACATAAGTTTAGAAGATGCTATTGATATTAGAGAGGTCCATAATCTAAAAATGGCTAATCAACTTCTTAAATTAAAACGTAAGAAAAAACAAGAAGCTGAGCAACAACAACAAATGCAAATGCAGCAAATGCAGGCACAACAACAAATGGAAGCCCAACAAGCTGCGGCTCAAATGGAGATGCAAAAAACTCAACAAGAACTTCAGGGTAAAATGCAATTAAAACAAACTGAGATAGAGTTTGAAATTCAAAAACTTCAAACTGAAGCTCAATTAAAAGCTCAATTGATGGGAGAAGAATTCCAATATCAAATGCAGTTAAAAGGCATAGAACAAGAAGGCTTACAGAAAAGAGAAACTGAAAGAGAAAAAGCAAAAGACGGAAGAATAAGTCAACAATCTACCCAAACTTCAAAAATGATTGAACAGAAGAAAAGAGATTTACCGGCTATAAATTTTGAATCTAACGAAGATAGTTTAGATGGTTTCGATTTAGCAGAGTTTGATCCAAGATAAATATTATGACTAAAAAAAGAACAATAAAAAAAGAAAGTACCAAGGTAGCTCGTAAAAGAGTTGCTCCTGTAAGAAAAAAGAAAAAAACCAAAGATAAAATAGTTAAGTACACAGGGCCTAAAATGTTAGGAGCAAGTGGACATTTAGGAATGGTAATGGGTGCGGGAGGAAAAATTATAAAAAGACTTACATCTATAGCTAAACATGCGGTAAAGAAAAGAGCAGCTAAAAGGCTGGATAAACGCAAATAATTTAGCTTAAAAAATATATTAAATTAAGTATTAACTTTGTATAAAATTAAATCAAATGGAAATTAAAGTAAAAGCTGTCGAAGGCTACGACAATAAATCAAAAGCTGAAGTAGAACAAGAGTTATTAAAAAAACATGAAGATTCTTTAGACAACCAAGATTCTGATGTTCCTAAAATAGACACGTCTGCTTTAGATAAGCCTACAGAAGAAAAAAATAATGATGAGTCAGAAGTGGATTCATCACAAGATAAAACTCCCTCATCAGAGTTAAATGATGAAGACGTTCTTTCTTTTATTAAAAAGAGATATAACAAAGAAATTAATTCTGTTGATGATTTGTTTGCGGAAAAAGAGGCAAACCCTGAATTACCAGAAGATGTTTCTGCGTATTTTAAGTACAAACAAGAAACTGGACGTGGAATTGAAGATTTCTATAAATTACAGAAAGATTATGATTCTATGTCAGATGATGATGTACTGGTTAATTATTATCAAAACATTGAAGAAGGTTTAGATGATGAAGACATTAAAGATCTTATCGATGATAAGTTTACTTTTGATGAGGAATTAGATGAGCCGAAAGATGTTAAGAAAATTAAATTAGCTAAGAAACGTGAACTTGCGAAAGCAAAGAAATTTTTGAATGAACAAAAAGATAAATATAAAGTTCCTCTTGAGTCAAGTGGGGGTGGATTATCGGAAGATCAAGAAAAAAATCTTAATGCTTATAAAAGTTATATTGAAGAATCTAAAACTGTTGCTGAAGCAAATAAGAAAAGACATGAATATTTCAAAACGCAAACACAAGAGGTGTTTAATAATGAATTCAAAGGTTTTGAATTTAATATTAGTGATGATTTAAATCTTACTTATAAACCAGGTACGGCAGATGAACTAAGAAACAAGCAATCCGATGTCAATAATTTTTTATTAAATTTTATAGACAAAGATAGCGGCTTAGTGAATGATGCAGTAAATTACCACAAAGCATTAGCGGTGGCTATGAACCCTGAGAAGTTTGCTCGATATTTTTACGAGCAAGGTGTAGCGAACGCTGTAGATGATGTTACTAAAAAATCTAAAAACATCAATATGGATGTACGTAAAGCACCAAGATCATTTAATAAAAATGGTTTAAAAATAAAAACTGTACAAAGCAAATCAGAGAGCAGTGGAAGAGGACTTAAAATTAGAAGTATTAAAAAAAGTTAAATAATTAAAAATTAAAAATTATGGCAGTAAATGTAACCCCTGGTTTTGATTTGCAACCAAGTAGTCAACAAGTCCCGTTGTCTACAAATTATATAACAGACTTTGATTTCTTGAATCAGTATTTACCTGATACATATGAAAAAGAGTTTGAGAGATATGGCAATCGTACAATCGCTTCCTTCCTAAGAATGGTTGGAGCAGAAATGCCTTCTAATTCTGACCTTATTAAATGGGCAGAACAAGGAAGATTACACACTAAATATCAAGCTTGTACTTCTGCTGCTGGAGCAGGAGCAGCGACAAGAAACGCTATTTGGACTATTCCTAACAACCTTACTAACTTTAACCCTGCATTAGCTGGAACTCCTAATACCGCCTCTCTTAGAGTAGGACAAACGGTTATGATTTCAGATAACACACCTGGTTCTGCTTTACAGAACAAAGGTATTGTAATGGCAGGTCCAAGTGATGCGGGAGCAGGAACTGGTGTTAACCAAGTTCAAATCGCTTATTATGAAGCTGGTGGACAAGCAGTAGCTGCTGGAGTAGCTTGTGATATTTTTGTATATGGTTCTGAATTTAACAAAGGAACTAATGGAATGGTTGGCTCTTTAGAAGCTGACGATTTCATCTTCGATAACAAGCCAATTATAATCAAAGACAAATATTCTGTTTCTGGTTCTGATATGGCTCAAATCGGATGGATTGAAGTAACAACTGAAAATGGTGCTTCTGGATACCTATGGTATTTAAAATCTGAGCATGAAACAAGATTGAGATTTGAAGACTATCTTGAAACTGCAATGATAGAAGCAGTACCTGCAGACGCTACATCTGGAGCTGGTGACTATTTACAAGGAACTGCTGCTGGAGCATCTGCCGCTAACCTAAATGGTTCAGATGGTATATTCTATGTTGTTGGATTAAGAGGAAATGTTTGGGGCGGTGGAAACCCACAAGTATTATCTCAATTTGATAGCATTATTCAGAGACTTGATAAGCAAGGTTCTATTGAAGAAAATGTAATTTTCGTAAACAGAGAATTCTCATTTGATATTGATGATATGTTAGCAGCACAAAACTCTTACGGAGCTGGTGGTACTTCATATGGTTTATTTGACAATGATGAAGAAATGGCTTTAAATCTTGGATTTACAGGATTTAGACGTGGTTATGACTTTTATAAGTCAGACTGGAAATACTTAAACGATCCTACTATGAGAGGTGATGTTGTTGGTGGAGCAGTAAATGGACTTTTAGTTCCTGCTGGTTCAACTACAGTTTATGACCAAATCTTAGGTAAGAACGCTAAGAGACCATTCTTACATGTTAGATATAGAGCTTCTGAAACTGAAGATAGAAGATATAAAACTT